ATATAATTATCAAAATACACAAACAATGGAATTAGTGAAAGATACGGTTATAAAATATCAATGGAAAAAGGGAGACAACTTTGGAAAGGTTGTCGAGGTAAAAGATAGTGATGGTGAATTCACATACTTTACAGATGGCTCTCAAATATTTAATAATGTACTATCAGAATTTTTAGAAAAGGTTGAAGGCGATCAGTTGCCATTTCCTGGAGCTCAATCGTTAAACGATATTGCTGCTGGAATTCAAACAAAACAAACACCTACAAAGAAGGAGGTTGTTAAAGAAGTTCAAGCAGAACCTGAAAAATCAGCATTAGAGGAATTAGTTGCAAAGCTTTCAAAGAAAAACATGGAGCCTTTTCAAACAACAATTAACCTAAATATCCCAAACCGACAGATATTTGATATGTTAATTGATAATGCTGACGAGGACAGAGAGAATTTAATTAAAACGATTGCCGCGGTGGCAGTGTCTCAAATTGAGATAAATAAACTACAAGAATATTTAACAGAACAAGTAACAATTTTTATTAACAATTACTATAATGGCGAAAACAACAACAATGTCTAGAAGACAAAGAAGAGCTCAATTCAGAGCAATGGGTTATTTGAAAATCAAAAACATGTACAACCGATTTTCAGGTCCTGGAATAGCTTGGTATAACAAGATGCAAGAAGCTGGAAAAGAGGCTCACGAGGCAAATGTTCGAAGAAACTTAGATGCTACAGAAAATGCATTACAATCTAAAGCAAATGATTTGAAAAAAACATGGGCAGCAATAGGTTATAACGATGCAGAAATTGCAATGTTAGAAGAGGCATTCTTTACGCTAACTATCAAAAATCCTGAATCTCGTAGAGAAGACAAAAAAACAGCTAGAAAATTAATGAAAGAAGCATCTAACTCATTAAAATCTAGAACAAATGCAAACAGTTAAAATAACACTAGCAGACAATGGTGTTATTAAAACTGTAGTAGATGACAATATTAATTCAGCTGGAGAATCTTTTGAATCGACAACTGTTTATGATTTTGACGATGCTACCGCAAAATTAAGGTTCATTCATGAACTTTGTGTTGACATTGGATTATCTTTTGGTAATTCAAAGAGCAAACACCAAATACAAGTTATTGAAGATTGGGGAAAGGATTACATTCCTACAAACGAAGAGAAACTTGAAAAAATAAAAAAGTTGGAGAAGGAACTTAACAGAATCACTCCAAAGGTTTAACAATTAATGAATAATCTAATAATTGAATGTGTATGGTGCCCATCAAGAAGAGAATTTAATAGGTTTATTAGAAATGTAGAAAAAGATATGGTTAAAGTTATTGACCACGTTTCTATTAAAAATAAGCTTATTAAATCCGATCCTTATGGACAAGACCCGAGCAACTCAATTATAGGATTAACAATAGTAAATGAAATTACGCGATGTTTACGTTTAGAAACAACTAACGTAAACCGCGTAATTTATTTGTTTAAAAACCTAGACCTTGAAATTGTAAACAATTTTAAAGAAATGGTCGAACTGAACAGCGAGCGAGAATACACTATCTCTCTAACTTTGATAAATACTAAAGAAGCTGTCGATACAAGAATCGCATCTCTATTTGATTCTATTAATACCATCAAAAATGATTAGACATAAACTTTTTTCGAAAGGTGAACAAATACATGTTCTTATTTCGAACAACCGATATAGCAATATAGTGTTTCCTGTTAAAGCAATTATCCATGATGTAGAATTTAATGATAAAATGCCAAGATACCAGGTACGTATCCTAAGGTTCTATGACGATATAGATTTTCTTAAGAGGTATATGTTTGACATGAAGTTCGAAAAAACATTTGAGGGCGGAGTAACCTCATTCAAAGTTGCTAGACAAAAAATAGCAAGTGTAAAAGAATTCCAAAACTACATAGATTCTAAATGGGAATCATTCTTAATAACAGTAGATTCTGTAATGTGTACTAGAACACATGGAGAAATTATTGAGTTATATAATAACATACAAGATTTTTTAGTCGAGAAGGCTATTAGAGACCTTTATGAACTTACTAATAGGTCAACGTATTCAAAGGGAAAATATCACTATGAGAGTCGAGGTGTATTTGAAGCTCATATTAAAAAATTCTTAGGCGATAGAGCCGGAAAAGAGAAAGGATATTTTGATAAACTACTATATAGACCACTATCGATGGACTATGATAATCTAGAATAGTCCAAATTCTTGGATATATACTTAAATAAATATATTTAGTAAGAATGGCAGAAGAAAAAGGATGGTTTGACAAAGTAGCTGATAAATCAAAATCCGCATTCAAAGTAGCAAAGGATAGTTCTTTAGGTAAAGGATTTATTAGCGCTTACAATAATGTTATTGGTAAGGAATTTGGTATGATCGATGGAGGAACTCCAGACGGTGTGCATTCTGGTACTAGAAGTAAGGGTAAGGGTTTAAAGGCACCTATAAAACCCGATCAAACTAAAGCAAGAGCTGTTAAAACTGATAGCGAATTTAAAATTGTTTCTCCAGGAGGATCTCAATATTACGCAGATATACAACCATCAGAAAGTTATACACCAAAGGGTAGCGAATCAAATACAAATACCGGTACTGATGAACCAGCTAAAGCTCCTACGGTTCCTTCTTTACAAAGACCATATTCTCACTTTAATAACTATTCATTAATAAATTATAAAGGAACACCACTAAACGGACAAACTGTTGGTATTGAAAGTAATAAAGATGGAGGAACAATATATCAAAAGATTGATGTTAAAACACTAGAAAATCCTACTGTTTCTAAAATTATAGAAATCACTAGTGCCAATACAAAAAATATGGGATATCGATATAACTATTCTGATTTTGCATTAGCTAGATATTTTAACAAAATATCAAATACATATTTAATTACACTTAGGAGATTTGCATATCCTGCTGCTGATGATATTATTACTCCAACTGCGATGGGAGATGATGGAAAGCCAGTTGAAATCATGCAACCAGATATTGCAAGAGCAGTTACATGGCTTGGTGAAGCTCCTGGAAATTCAATGGCAGAAATCTTAAAGTTTTCTCATGGATTTGGTTGGAAAGATGCTGAATCAGAAATGCAAACAATTAACTCGCCAAGTAGAGAGGCTTCGGCTGGTAAATTTGGTAGTATGGTTAATAGTACTAAAGTTCTTTCTGCTATGGCAAATGGTGCGGCAGGTCGAGGCGCTGTTGAATCAAATGCTAGAGATCAAAATGCTGGTTTTGACCAATTCACTAATACATATCCAAATCACGTTTTTGGACCTCTTAACGTTATTAAGAAAGTTTTAATCAGAGAACAGGGTCTTAAATTTGAACAAGAATTTAGCCTTAAATTTGAATATGAACTACGTAGTTTTGAGGGAGCCAACCCAAAGATTATGATGCTTGACCAATTATCAAATCTTTTAGCTCTTACATATAACAATGCTCCTTTCTGGGGAGGATCTGTTAGATATATTGGAGGTGGGGGTGGAGCTGCGAAACCATTAGGTAACTTAGCCAAACTGAGATCTGGAGATTATCTTGGATTTGCAGGATCCATTGTTGAAGATATGGGTAAAATGTTTGGTGGAGCTCTTAAAGGAGGTGGAGATGCTTTCGGTGCTCTACTTAACGGAGATGGTGGTGGAGTCTTAGCAGCCCTAAAAGATAACAAGATGATTAACAATCTTATTGGAGGTCCTGCAATGGAAATGTTTAATACACCACAGGGTTCTCAGGCAGCAGCTTCATTATTAACTGGAGACCCTACAGGAAACTGGCATTTAACGATTGGAAATCCATTGGACCCAATTATGGTTATTGGTAACTTAGCAATGACTGATTGTGAGATAACATTTGAAGGTGCAAATTCAACTCAAGATTTTCCGGAAAGACTAGTTGCCGTTATTAAATTAAAACCAGGTCGACCTAGAGATAAAGCTGAAATTGAATCAATGTTCAATGCTGGTCGTGGTAGATTCTACTTACAGCCTGATGACGTTGCAGATATTAATGCAACTTCTGATGTTAGTGCTTATGGTAATAAAGACAGAAAGGTCGAAAAAGGAGGATTCATTAATGTCTTTAGAAAAGTAAGTAACGGATAATAGATTAAAAATATAAAACAACAATGAGATTTAATACTCTAGAGAAAAAACAAAGATCTGCTGATAATACTAAAATGATTCTTAGCATGCCTACTGTAATATTTGCGGATAATACAGAGGTAATGGCGGTGCATACTGTAACTGAAGATCAAGTTTGCAGAATAGATTTAATCTCTTTAAAATATTATAGAGACGCAGATTATTGTGATTATATATTAAAATGGAATGGAATATCAAATCCATTCTCGATAGATGAAGGCGATGTTTTAGAGATTCCAATGAATATATCAGTTCTTAGAACTATTAAACCTATTAGACTTGTCGGACCTGCAAATCAAATCTCGATAAGAGATCAGTTTGTCGATACGAAAAGGCTACCGGTTAAAGATGCTAAGAGAATTGAATATCTACAAAGAAAAGCGGCTCAAAAAGCAAACGGATCAAAACAAATTTTACCTCCTAATATTTTAAAAGAAGGAGATTCTAATATTACTATCGGAAACGGATTTATTACTATTTAATGGCATCAATTGACAATCATATTCTTACGATTACTGAACCTACTATTAAGTTAGATGAGGTTAAATTTGCCTCGCTTGGTGAAGGTGAAGGTAATGAGAAAGCAAACACAAGTAAGGGATATATTTTAATGGTATCGATTAATGGTTATACTTTTAGCGATTGGGAAATTCTTTCAATGGAAATGGACTGTACTGGTACTGTTCCAACTATAGATATATCAATCATCGATACTGAAGGTGTTTTTGGAGTTGATTCATTCCCAAGAGATGGTGATGTTATTAACTTTAGAATGGGTACTTTAGAGAAGGACCAATACAAAGATATACGAATTGATTTCGATATTTCTAATGCCGAAGCACCACCACAGAGGGGTGAAGGTAGAGGAAATAAGTATCATTTAATGGGAAGGATGAAAGTGCCTGGTTTATATGCTGATGCATGTAAATCATACGGTTCAGGAACATCATTAGACCACATTGAAGCAATTGCAAATGATTTAAAACTTGGATTAGCAACCAACATTGACGCTGCTGATGATGCCATGAACTTGGTTATACCCTTTAATTCTATGTTTGATACATTGGAAGATTTGGTTAGACACTCTTATATTGATGAGGATAGCTTCCAGACCTTTTGTATAGACCCATACTATTATGTTAATTATGTTAACTTAAATAAGTTGATGGATTCGGAGGAAAATATAGAGGAAATGATTGCAGCATATGAAAAGGATCTTGCAGATACTCCTCAAACCCCAGAAGCTGAAGCAGCAAATAAGGCAAAAAGACCTCTTGTTCTTACAAATCATAAGAGAGACCAGGGTTCTAATTTATTTATAGTAAAGCAATCTATCAAGAACACTGCGGGTAGCGCAATGAAAAAGAATGGGTACAAAAGAGTTTTACAATATTTTGAAAATGACTCTGATGAGGGTCTAGTTTCTCATGAAATTGAACCTCTAGCGAGTAAAAATATGAAGGACATCGAAGAACCGTTAAAGGGTCGTCGAGATGAAGACCGATATAAAAATGAAATCAAATATAAATATGTTGGTAGAAAATCAGGAGATCCTGAAACTTCTAACACGCATTTAAACTATGAGTACTCTGCAATTACCAATGCGCAAAACATGACTGAAGCAAAAAAAATGTCGTTAGATATTGAATTGGCAAGTTTTAATCCAGCGCTTCATAGATTCCATAAAATACCGGTAGTTATATATACCGGAGAGAGACAAAGATTAGATGCCGAAAATCAGATAAAAGAAAAGAAAGAAAAGGATGGATTTGATAGCAAGCCGACTGATCAAGAAAACGGTGGATTAAACCAAGGAGAAATGGTTGTTGATGAGTTTTTAAGTGCATATTATGTGATTGGGGGTTTTAAGCTGTATTATAAAGCAGGAGCACCATCAGTTAAACAGCATCTTAATTTGCTTAGAAGAGAATGGCCAAGTAGGGTTAACAATATTACACCCGAAACCGTTGCTGGAACTCCTTCAGCCACAGCTTCACCAGAACCTAATCCAGCACCTGAACCACCAGAAACTCCTTCTAATACTGGAGAAGAGACCGTATCACAGTAACTAATAAATAAAGATAGATAATATATGTCAGATTTTAAAACACCAAACGACTTTAGAAAGGGTTCATATAAGAAGTATCCGTACCAGGATCCTACTTACCTTTCGTTTGCGCTCATGTTTGACTGGCATGACCCTGAAAGTTCACCACTTCTTGCTGGACCTGCTGAGCAATTCTTAACAGATTTATCAGAAGGTGATCAGTTTTATAAAGATAGATTAGAGGACCTTCAAGCATTTAGAAATGCGCTATTCACCATAAATAGGGATCTACCATGGTACTGGCAATCTCTTAAAGGATTGGAAAGATTACAGCAATATAACGAAATGTCTAATTATTGGGGAGGAGATGATGCAAAATTAGAAATTGAAACATTAGAATCTTTAAATCTTCCAATTGCGGGTTTAATGCACTTGTATAAAAGAGCAATATTTGATGAACGTAAATGGGGTTACATTATGCCAGCTAATCTAAGAAAATTTAGAATGTGGGTTTATGTTACAGAAGTCCGAACAATTCAAGCAAAAACATCATTTAAAGTCGGTGGAATTAATAAAAAAACTGCACTTCAAGATTTTCCTTCAAATATTAAACCAACAGTTGATACTTCAAATGAAAATGAAGATATTATGGGTACTGGCGGCCGTCCATACTTTATGATTGGCTTAAATTACTGCGAGCTTGATATGACAACAGGCGTTAATATTTTTACTGACCTATCTAAAAATCCAGATGGACCCGCATCTAACTCAATTACTATTAAATATGAAGATATTCATAAAATAGAGTCAAGAGTTCTTAATGGTATTATTGAACCCATAGAGTATACAAAAAATCAATTATCACCAGCGCCTGATGCTGAGTTCTTTGATGCTACTTCAAAATCACCGATGGAATTTGCAAAAGACAAGATTAACGGTAAAATTGACGAGATATCTGAAAAAGCAAAAGATTCGGCTAAAGCACTTGCAGAAGCTAAGAAGCGAGAATTGATTCAAGCTGCTAGAGATAAAACAGTTAATAGAATTCCAACATTTGAAAATGTATATTCTAATTTTATTAGAAGAGTGGATCAAGCAACCGATATTCAACAAGTTGCAAAAGATCTTGGAAATGTAATACCATCGAATATTGCTAATGTTGCAGGTGGAGGTACAATTAAACAGGCTCTAGACAAAGGAGCAAGCAATGCAGTTAAAAACCTAGGAAATGCTTACGATTAATGGCAACGGATAAAGAATTAGACAAAGACAATATTAGAGAAACCCACTGGATCGGTGAGGTTGTAGATAATGCTGACCCTAAGTTTCTTGGAAGATGTAGAGTTAAAGTGTTTGGTAAGTTTGACAAGTTACCAAATGATGCTATTCCATGGGCAACACCAATGAATAGAGACTTTGTAGGTTCTCACCACACTCCAAACATCGGTACAATTGTAGCAGTTAGATTCGACAATGGTAACATATACCACCCTGAATATTGGTTTCAAATCAATCAAAGTAAAGCATTAAAGGCTGATGTTCTAGAATCCTCCGGGGCTGCGCATGATGTTGTATCATTAGTATATGATGAGGTGCGAAACATTAGAATCTATCACTCACCTGAAGATGGATTGGTAATTACTCGAGGTAGTGGTGCAAAGGAAAGACCATTAATCCAAATAGATGAAAATGGTTATATTAAAATCTCTACAACTGAAAAGATATTTTTAGATTCAGGAAATATATTTTTAAGTAATACCGGTGAAGGAGGTGAAGATGAAGCAGAACCTGCAGTTCGAGGAGTTTCTCTTGAAAAATGGTTGAATAAATTACTTGATGATTATAAGAACCATTTTCACCCGACAGGAGTTGGTCCTTCAGGACCTCCGGCAGCACCGACCCCAATGACAATTAGTAGTTTAAAATCGACACATAAAGATTACCAACAAAAAGGTAAATAGGATATATAATTTCTAAAACGTTATATTTATGCCAGCACAATGGCCAAATTTCATTAATAAAGTATCAGCAAAATTATCTAGTCTAAGCGCAGAAAGCATAGACGAGTTTGCTGTGTTTTTAGCAGGTGAATATTTTAATAGCGTTAAAACCTCGCAAACGATGTTTGGGAATATACATCAATCTGGCCAAAAACCAGTTCTTGAGGAAGGTTTCAAAAAAGCATTTAAGAAAATATATGAGGAAGAGGATGTAGAATTCGATAGCAAATTTACAAACTCAAAGTATGCCGATATGTTTGAAAAGGCTCCAGGACCGGATACTACATTTGATACATATTGTGAACTTGAAAAATGGACTGAAAAAAACAAAGATAATCTTGAAAAGTTTGTTTTCTATCCGCTTTTTCCATCAACATGCCCAAATCCAGCAGATGTAAAACCTCCGGTTACTGGTGAAATCGATTCAAATTTATTAGAGGAGGCTTCAAAACCTGGAGAACCTGAAAGATATATCACTATGACTATCTCAGGGTTTACCGAAGGACTTAACTATAAATTCTTATATTCTATAAATGGAGAGGATCAACCTCTTCAGATTGCAACTGATAATGTTCTACATATATTAGCACCTACTCAAAACGGTTCTTATGTTTATGTGTTTAAAGGAGTTTATGCAGACGATTCAACCCTATTAAAAGAGATAAACAAAACAATAACGCTAGATATTAAACCAGAGGGAACTGTAGTTATCGAAGAGGTTAAAGATCCTTTTGCTGATATAAAACCTAGGCCTTCGGTTCCTGTAATGACAGAAGATGAGAGAGCTAAAAATATAGCGCTTCGAGTAGTTTATCAAAATGACGGATCTTCTGAATATGGAGAGTGGGTTGACAGATTAGATATTGGAATAAATCCAACCTTTGGAAAAAAGGTTAAGAAACATGTTCAACAAATTTTAGGACTTAGCTCAAATAATTTTGATAAACTAAAAGATGATTTGGTTCAAAGAAAGGCACTTGAAAAGGCGAAAAAATATAGAAACCGATTAATTGACCAGTTCAATAAGCAGGGTTCTCAATTTAGTCCATTTGGAATCACTAAGGCAGATATCGAAAGATTGTACAATTCCGAACTTAAAAAATATCAAAAAGAATATAAGGGCAAAATAACTGAAAATGATATTGTAAGTGACATGTTAAAGGCTGATAAAACTCTTAAAAGGGAGGATGCACTCAAAAAGTTGTATGCAATACCAATTATAGATACTATTAAAAATCCAATCAACCAGTATATCTTCCAAGAAGAGCATATAGATAATAAGACCAGAATACCCTCGTGGTTAGAGGCTGAAGATATATGCAAATTTGTTTTTGTCAAGTCAATCGATCAAAGTATGGAAGGATATTCAGATAGAGGAATATCTATTGAAAATGTTATCAGTGTACTTGATCCTAGAAGATTTGAGAAGGCCGAAATCCGTAGAAATACCGAAAAGATCCTACAATATCTACTAGAGAAAAATAAATGGTATGACCTTTTAAGAAAATGGGGTAACTCGATGACCGGTAATTTAGAGGAAGATACACAAGGTGGAGATGGTTATGAAGTAATGGCGCAGGCAATTATTGATTATTGGAAAAGTACGGCGGTACAGCCATTTAAACCAGGTCCTCCAATAACACCATGTACTTCAATACCTCCATTAGGTGGTAAATATACTCCAATTTCTTATGGAAATAAAAGTGCTTTAGCAAGTGACCTTAGAAAGGCATGGAATACTGGAAAGAGATTTAAGAGGCAACCACTAACACCAGTTGCCTCGAAAGCAGTTGCTTCGGCAGTTGCAACAGCATGCGCAAAGCATTTATTAGGAGTCAAGTTCTTATACTTAGGCGGATTTATAGTACCTTCAGGTCCTCCAATTCCAATGGTAGGTATAAGTCCGACAACATTCTAAAAAATAAATATATAACTTAAATTACTAACTTTTTAAAAATTAAAACAATGTCACAAGGCGTTAAAACAAAAAAACAAATTACAACTGAAGGTAACCCTGATTTCGATTGGGATGCACACACGGCAGATTGCCCAACAAATTTCAGAAAACCAAATCTTCACATTAAAGCGCCAGCCGGCGTTAAAGTCTATTCAAGAGCACCTTATGCTCAAGAATTATTAGATTTGATGGAAAAATTAGAATCAACAACTCCACACGTATTTAATGTTGTTATTGGAGAAACCCACACAGGAACTGTATATGCGGTTGACCAAGAATGGGCTTCTATCGATATTGGACATAGAGAAATGGTTTATGTTGATGTAAATAGAGAATCAAAAATCTCAAAAGCAAGATTAATTCCAGGTGAAAAATTAGCAGTTGAAATCGTAGCAGATAGAAGCTCAAACTCTAGAGGATTTATTGTAGGTTCTGTTGAAGCTGGAATTAAAGCCGCAGCACTAAGAGAAATGCTACAATCAGCAGAGGAACAAAACACTGCATATATTGGAACTGTAACTGGAATGATTCCAAACGGAGGTTATTTCGTAAATGTACAAGGAATTGATTGTTTCATGCCAGGTTCTCTTGCAGGTATTAACAAACTTGCAGATTTCGAATCAGTATTGAACACTCAAATGTATGTAGTTCCTATGAGCTACTCTCCAGAAAGAGGTACTGTAATTGTTTCACATAGAAAATATTTACAAGCACTAATCCCTGGCAAAGTTGAAGAACTTAGAAATAACATGGGAGAAACAAGAACTGGAAATGTTACAGGTTCTGCTAAATACGGAGTATTTGTTGAATTCGATGGTTGTTTAACTGGAATGATTCATGCAAATGACTTGAACCCTGAATTTGCTAAAAAACATAAAGCAAGAGAAATCCAACCAGGAGACGAGATTACATTCGTTGTTAAAGAAATCATTAGTGATTCTAAAATAACATTAACTCAATTAGAGTATGTTGAAGCTGTAGATCCATGGAAGGAGATTGCAAATAAATATAAATCATTCCCAACTGAAGTTAAGGGTACTATCAAATCTGTTAAAGATTACGGAGTATTTGTAGATATTGGAGATGGTATTGTTGGATTACTACATGTATCTGAATTACCTGAAGGAATTGAAATATCTTCACTTACTAAAAATGATAATATCACAGTTCAAGTTACAAGAATTGAGGTTGAAACAAGAAAAGTTTTCTTAAAACTATAATTGTTAATAACTTTAACATAAATTTAACAACCCAGATTTTCGGATCTGGGTTTTTTTGTTTATATTTACATTATAATTAAAACAGATAAATAATCTATGAGCAAGTTTAAGACATACAACCAATTTGTTAATGAATCAGTAAGTTCTCAGTTTTCACAATCAGTATTAACTGCATTGGAATCTTCTATTATGGAGATGGTAGAGAACATTAAAAAGTGGATTATTGAAGAACACAATAAGAAGGGTATTGATTATAAAATTAGCGAGTTTGAAGCCGAGATGATTCGCTTAAACTTAATATTTGATATGTTAAAATCCTTTGAAAAATATACAGAACCGACCGATAAATTGATAACAATTAAAGCAAATTCAGGCCGTAAAGGTATTGAAATTAATGCAACAATTGAACGTGAAGGTGCTCAATATCCTTATTATACTGAGGCTATCGGTGCTGGTGGTTTTAACATCCAATCTTTTCACTATCGTTATTTGACAAAAACTACTCTTCCAAGTGCGAAAACAAAAGGTACTTTAGCAAATGAATATGCTGAACGTATTAAGAAAATGAATAAGGCTGAAAAGTTAAACTTTGACATTAAAAACATCGAAAGAGATATTGAAAAAATCGATGCTAAAATGACAGAGCTTGGGGGTATTACTGATGAACAAATTGCCAAAATCTTAAAGGATGCAAATGATTATGCATTCAACATGCCTTCGTGGGAGCAGATTATCAAAAATGGAGCAGCTAAAAATTACAATAATTCTGAACAAGAATATCTAGCAAAAGAAGCAGAGTATCAGGCCAGTAAAATTGACTTTTGGAGAACTCAAAATATCAAATGGCCAGCTGACCGTAAAAAATCTCTTGAAAAAGAATTGGTTAAACTTAGAGCTAAATTAAGTGCGCTAGTGTAGGAAACTAATTATCAATTTATTATTTTCAGATATATAACTTAACTTAAGTAATAATATCTAGATAATAATGAACAACTTAAACGATTCAAACGTTTTACAGAATACTTTAATTGGCGTTGAATTTGAATTCTATTCAAATTTTAGTGCTGAAGAAACCGCTAGTAAATTAGCAAAACTTCTTGACAAAAAGATTCATGTTGAAGAAAAATCACATAGCCAATTTGAAGTAACACAGGACGTGTTTAAAATCGAACCTGATATGTCGGGTGGAGCAAAGCTTCTAGAACTTGTTACTGGTGCCCTTCCATATTTTGCAGCTAGATTAATGATTATTAATGTATGCAAATGGATCGAAGAGAATGGATATACAAACGACAGATCTTCAATTCACTTAAACCTTTCTTTTGATAAATCTAAAATTGAGAATAGGTACCGAATCTCGAAAATGAATGTACTTAAATTTATTCTTGATTTTAATGAAGAACAAGTATTTAAGTTCTTTCCTAAAAGAGAAAACTCAGCATACGCGAAATCAATTAAATTTGTACTTCCAAAAGAGGACACTTACTTCTTTGATGGAAATTATATCAATCAACAAAATTTCATTTATCCCGATAGTAAGTACTATGGGATCAATTTCGAAAAAAGGCATAAAAATTATTTAGAATTTAGATATATTGGGGGTGTTGATTGGCACAAGAAAACATCAACGATACTACATCTAGTTGACCAATTTTTATTGCAACTTTCAAAATCAACTGAAACCACAGATTTTACTCCGTTAAATGCAATTGAACTTAAAAAGATTATATCTTCAAATCAAAGAATAATTGATGCAAGAAAGGATTGGAAAACGATTGTTAAAAACTGGAGAGATGTTAAATTTACAGTCGATCTTAATGATAATCCTAAAGTAGTAGACCTTTATTGGCCAAGTGTGAAGGAGAGAGTAATTAAATTATTTACACATGGTGATTTATCAAAAGGACATATCAACTATGATTCGGATTCTGGTAGAATTCAAGTTAAAAATGGAAGATTAGAATATTGTGTTGACCTTAGAGGGTATGAATTTGTAGATTGTTTCTTAAGAGGAGAATTTACCGAATGCGATATGTATGGATGTGACGTTAATGGATCTGATATCCACTACTCTAATTTCTATTCGTCGACACAAATCAATAGTTCAAAATTAGATGGGTGTTATGTACATGGATCTTGTGTAGCAACAGATTGTTACATATATGGAAAAGGAACTTTCAAAGGTACCATGCATGGTGGTATTTTTAGAGAGGGTATGTATGATAAAAAACTTGCTAAATTCGATGATAATGTAGAAATTGTTAAATCACAACAAATAAAAAAATAAAATTAAAGATGAGTGAAATAATAATAGGAGGAAACGAATCCTTAATAGATCCAACATGGGACAGTAATTGTTTTAATGAGTTTGTTAATGAATTGGCCGATGAAATTACAGGATCTTGTATGATTCCTATGAATCTACCTAAAAGTGAAGTAATGAATATTGTTAAAAGAGCTAAAAAATGGTTCTATAAAAACTATGAACATTCTGTTAGAGAAAACTTTATGGTTTTACCAATTGAATTATTTTCAACAGATCATTTTAAAAAGACAAGAAGCTTTACTCTTCCGAGTATGGATCCAGTGACTGGTGGAAATGAAGTTTTCTCGGTTTATGGAGTTGGCGAGGTTGGTTCAAACTGGGGAGGTTCAATGGATATTAACTGGACACAAGGAGATTTTGCAATCGAAAGAATGTTAATGGGTGGAATGTATGGAGGTACTAAAACCGGAGCGGCTGCTGAAAATTTACAATACTTTGTAATTAATGAAAGCTTCTTTGATTTAGCACGCCAAATCATGAGAAATCCATTAAGTTATAACTACAATCAATTAACACATGAATTGAGATTCACTGGAGAAACTCCTAAGAAAAATGTAATTCTTGAAGTTTATGAAACTATTCCTGAATGTGCATTATTCCAAGACGAGGCATTTTTTAGATATTGTGCTGCTAAGGTTAAAATTTCTTTAGGTCAAAAACTTGGAATATTTGGATTCACGCTTCCTGGAAATATTCAAGTTAATCCAGATCTAATTAAAGATATGGGAGTTGATGAACTAGACAAATTAATAGAGGAAATCAAAACAGACGAAGGTACCGACTGGATGATGCATTCTTAAACAAATATATATTACTATGGAATTATATATAAAGACGATAGGCGATCCTAATTTTGATGCAGATCAAATTCAGACCGACGAAGATATTCAATTACTTCTAACCCAAATCGAAACTCTTATTTTTACAAATAAGGGAGAGGTTATGGGAAATCCTGATTTTGGTTTAAATATCGAGGATTATGTATATTCGTTTAGATATAATGATACAATGTTGCAGAGCATGATTCAAGAGGGAATATCTAGGTATGTTCCTCTATCATACAAATATCCGGTTAGTGTAAATGTTGAATTTACCCCGGCTACAGAAAAAAATATGGTCTTTATTGACATAACTATCGACGGTAGATATGGCATTGGACTTTATGTATAAAATATAAATACGATGGCAGAACTTAAATTTTTATCAAGAGCTAGAATTAGAGCTAGCGAAATGCTGGCTGACACCAAGACATATATCGGTAGATTATATGGTCGAAGTGGTGAATTGTTTTCAACATCATCACCATTTTCCCAAATTATCGAAGTATTAACGGAACTTACCAACTTAACTTTCTTTTACATTGAAGATGCTACAGTTGAGCAGAACATTTTAACAGCCCAAAACCCCGAATCTATATATGGACTTGCAAGACTTGCAGGCCATGACCCATTTAGAGGAACTTCAGCTATTGGAGAAATTAGAGTAAGATTAAACACAAGTGCTTTCAATGAAATTGCAGGAGACGCCATCAATATTCCAGCAAATACAGTTATTAAAGCATCTAAAAATAATCTTGAGTATATTTTAAGAACAAGCAATGATCAGTTTAGAATTGATAAAAGTAACCCTGAGTACATCTATATTCCAGTTATTCAAGGTAAAGTTGAGAAACAGGGAGTTACTGGAACTGGAGCTAAATTACAATCATTCAATATAATCACTAAGAAAAATACTGATCACCATTCGGTTAGAGTAAGTGTTAATAGCGAACTTTGGACTAAATACGATTCATTATATGATATGAAATTTGGAACTAAAGGGTATCTTGTTAAAACTGGAATTAGTGGAGGTCTTGATATTTATTTTGGTAATGGTTCATTTGGAATGATGCCACCTGAAGGCGCAAGTATCAGCATCGAATATATCGTCACCGATGGTTCTTCTGGTAATTTGTCAGGTTCTAAAGATTTAAACTTTAAATTCATGACAGAAGGATTCGATTCTTTAGGTAATTCATACAACTTAAATAAATTATTGGAATCTTCGTTCACTGTAGCTCCGGTTATGGGATCTGATCCTGAACCACTAGAACTAACTAAGTTAATTGCACCAATGCAAAGCCACTCATTCGTTTTAGCAACTCCTGAGAATTACGAGGCATTCCTTTCAAGATATGGTATGTTTTCATATCTAGATGCTTACAATACTACAGATGACGGATTTATTGACGATGACAACGTTATTTACCTATTCATGTTACCAGATACGGCAAGAAAGCTTTCTAAAAATAATGACTATTTTAACCTGCATCAAGAGGAATTCTTATTTTCTGAAGATGAGAAAAATGGAATATTGAAAGTTATTGAGGAATCTGGACAGCAAATGGTAACTACTGAAGTTAAAATTGTTGATCCAAAAATTCAATACTTTAGAATGGATGTTAAAGTACGTTACTTCGAAGGATTTGATAAGGCAACTCTTTATACTGCAATTCGTTCTAAGATTTCTGACTATTTAATTAATATCACTAGAAGAGACAGATTACCAAAATCAGATATCATTGCACTTTTAGAAGGTGTTGAAGGTGTTGATTCAGTAAATGTTAGATTCGTTTCAGAAAAGGAGGAAACTGCTAGACGTAATGGATATTATGTAACTGAAACAGTTACTGTTACTCCAAGTACTCCAGTTCTTGAAGAGATTGGAAATGGAAAACAAAAATACGTATTCTTTAAAAGAAGCGTAGTTGAAACTAAAGTTAACTTTGAAAAGGGTGATGCCCTACCTGAAAATGTAATTAATCTTGATTCATTTGGAGACATTATTCTTGAAAAAGAAGAGATTGCCCTATTCAGAGGAGGTTGGCAAGATAGAGATGGAGCAGTAGTATTGGATGATGCTAAGATGGGAGAAATGGCAGCACTTTCAATTTACTTTGATGAGCCTGCAGTTCCAAATACTATTTTTAGTAAAATGCAAGCACAAAATAGAAAAGCACTATAATGGATTTATTTAGTAATTTATTTAGAGTAAGAAAAGTAAAATCATACGAGCGTAGATTAAGTGCAATGGACTCTAGATTATACGAATCAAATGATTATCGAGAAAATATGTTGGTAAAATCGTTGTCAAGTTACATTCAAAGAAATGACAATGTAAATGATTTCGTTATATTACTGCAACATGTTCTTGCAGATCTAGTAGATTCTGTAACTCATTTAAAAATGTACAAATCGTTTACAGTAAGAAAAAACGATAAAAAAGTTAAATAATAATGGCATATAAAAATTTAAGATTCTTTGACAGTGAGTCCAATGACCTTAACCTTCTCTATAATCAGGAAACTGATATATGGGAAGGAGTTTGCTATTTACCGAATGTTTCAACTGGACTATATGAGACCCTAACAATTTATATTTTAGAGGAGACAGAAGGTCCTTTAGGAAATACTAAGTTTGTTACTCCAATTTCTGAAAATCAGGGAACTAGCACATTCAAATTCGAATTTTTTAGTGGATATGATTTTAGTGAAGACATATTCTTATATAGCGCTAAAAATAATAATGGACAATTAGAGATTCAAAAGGACACAGTTCAAAAATTTGAAATTTTGGATTCTAGCACATCTACAGGTGTTAACTCTTCCGGTGTAAAAATAATTGGAGGAAATCTTCCGTTAAACCCTATTAAGTGTAACATTGCTCTAATGAGCCATGGAGATAACTTCCACACCAGACTTTTAGATATTACCGAAATAACTGAAAATGGAGATGAAAATCTTATTGCAACAATTAGAATTTATGGAGAAACTGAAGAGGAAGATGAGAGATTAGCAGTTCTATTATCAAATATGGGTATGACCCTAACTCCTGAAGATTACATGATTCTTAAGGATTCTGATATTAAAGAGCTAGCTCCCGACTGGTTATTGTTAAACCAAAAAAGAAAAGAGTTGTTGCTTCAAGCAAGCACAATTAAACCATTTATTGGTACATATAAAGCGATCTTAAATGCGATCGATTTCTTTGGTTATAGCAACTTAACACTTAAAGAATACTGGCTAAATATTAATGAACAATCTGAAAACTTTGGTAAATTAAAAGCAGTTGCCGTACCAAATCAAGATACTGTTGGATTTTTAGCAGACAAAAATAAAGGACAAGAACTTCCAAGTTCTAACCTTAAAAAGACGAGTCGTTTTAGTCTTGTTTATCGATTAAATGAAGCAGATGGTGGTGTTGACGAGTGGGATATCCCAACCGTTAAAGAGTCAATTGACTATTCACCAGATGAGGTATTGATAAAACTATATGGACTTAAAAATAAACTTCAAAAGCAATTTCTACCTCTTCAAGCTAAGATCGTAGATATTACTGGAGAGGGAGATTACTTCTCTCAATTCAACTTAAACGTTTGGAACAACCAACACTCGATAAAAGTGCAAAAGGCTGGACAGAATGTTGATTTTAGTAGATTTCCAGAGAAGAGACAATTATTTATTGAAGATTTAAGAAAGGTTGATTATAGATTAACTGGAATTAATCAAGATTTTAGCGCACTTTCAAATACAGACAGAGAACAAATTAGTGAATCAATTATAAATTTCTATAATGGTTACTATAATACTGATATGTCAACATTTAATACATTGACTGGAATTCCAGTAGGATGTCCTGTTATATTAAATGCAGAATCATTTATTGATTCATGGGATTCAGCTGAATTTACATACATGGATGCCGGTAAAGATTACACAGGTGGCGTGGTTGGATATGATTTTTATGATGATTTTCCAGCACATCCTACAAATTCATCTTTAAATTATTATGATTATTTAAAAGCAAATGAACCTTATAATTTATTAACATGGAATAACTGGTGGAAGCAAGGTATCTACGAAATGGAATGGACAATTTCTGGACCTAATGGATATTTAAAATCATTTAGAGGTGGCGTTGGATATGTTGATGTTGCTGGACAATTTCATCCAGAATACCAACAATTCCCTGTTGTACTTCCTTTTGCTGGAAACTATTCGGTAGAACTTGCAATTTATGATTTATACAACGTAAGAAGTTCTCATAGAATGCCAGATTATTTTGAAGTTAAAAATAAAAATGTTGAAGTTTATGGGCTATTTCAAAGAATGCTCCCTAAATTAAATTGGAATCAGTATAAGTATTCTTATGACGTAGCGGGCAGTGACTGGGATTGGTCTAGAGAGAACACAGCAAACGTTGATAGTATTACAGCAACTTATTACTTGACATTAGACAGGGCAAACTATGTTCACGATATTGAAGATGGTGTAGAGTTCTCTACAGTTAGAAGATACGTTGATAATTCAACAATAACTGGATTTAATGAAACTACCGGACCATACCAGTGGAAAGAGTTGAAAACTCATATATGGAATGATGGTGAACAAGTTAACTGGGATATGATGAGAGTTGGCGGAGATATTAACTCTTCGTTTAAATTCGATATTAGACAGGATATGGGACATTCAAACCAATATTCTTTAATGTATATCAAACAAATAGACCCAGTAACTAACATAGAAATAACTGATACATATCAAATAACTTCAACATATCCGACTGATGCAACAGATTTGGCAGCGTGGGTTAATGTTGCAAATGAACTTTCAAATTT